CGGATCATATAGCTGTGATCCGGACCTTTTTTAGTATCTCCCGTCAGCCGTGAGTCTGGCGGACTAAGAGTACTACTAGGTCGAGGGGTTACCTGAATTAACAGGTAGTTCTTCCACATCGGCAATCCAATAACTTAGGAGTCTATAATGGGTATCGTCTTCAAAAAGGCCATGGTGGTGTGTTCCGCCGTGGGAATGTTCTACGGTGGTTACACTGTCATGTCCTCAGGAGTCGATGCCATACAGACTGCCAAGGTTAAGGCCGTAATGGCCGAAGCTCGCGCTTCTGGACCTGCTGATATTCCTGTTGCTGTAAATGCCAACTAAAGACCAATCAGTATCCTTTCCGGTAAGACTTTCTAACTCGGTGAAGGACGTGTTCGGGAACACTGGCGGTAGTAGTACGATTTTTCGTATTTCTACCGCCACGCGGACTCGCACAGGTTCTTCTTTACCGAAATGGAAAGAGATTATCGCTGATGGCGGAAATGCCACAACTGGCATGGACGCTATCTGGGATACGGTCAATAGTGAGCAAATAACCTGGAGTTTGGATTATACCAACCCAGATGGTTCAGGCTACATGCACGTTCAAGGTGATCCGGGTCTTTGTGACACGGATATTACCCGAACGCCCAAGCAGCCGACCATGGATATATCAGACGCCGATAATGCAGCACGTGCCCGTTTCTATAAAGCGCTAAGAAAGCAGCAGGTCGCCTTTTCGGGACCTACGTTTCTCGGCGAGTTACGTGAGACGATGCACATGTTACGCAGACCCGCGAGTGCTCTCTGGTCCAAGAATCTAGGTTATCTGGATGCGCTAGGTAAAGCAAAGCGCGCCAGTCCTAAACATTGGACTAAAAGCATTAGTGGTCTCTGGCTCGAGTTCTCCTTCGGTTGGACGCCTCTTATTAACGATGTTAAAGATGCGGCCAAGGCCTATTCGACGTTAGTGAACGACAAGCGCGGAAAAGTTTTATCCGCGGGCGCTGTTCGCGAAGCCGATTTAAGTAGCTCGTTAAGCGGGTTTGATAACACTAATGGCATACCTCGGCCGCCCATTGCTGGGGGACCGACGTGTGACAAGAGTGCAAACCTGTATAACAAAACTACTGTCAGGTACAAAGGAGCTTTAGTCTCTCGGGTACAAGCGACGCAGTGGGGGGACTGGAAACTCTTCGGTTTTACACCGAGTGAATTCATTCCTACCGCTTGGGAATTGCTTCCCTGGTCGTTTGTCGTGGACTACTTCACCAATATTGGTGATATTCTTACATCTGCTGTTACTTCTGCGGCCGACATAGCTTTCGTTAACAAAAC